TTATTAACGAATCAGTAGATGAAACTAACGAAGAACTAATTGAAGTTGGTTTTCTTGCTGAAGGTAAATTAACTCTAACCGCGAAACAATGGCTGGCTAAATATTTACCGACTGTATTTGCCTCATAATATTTTTCTATTTTAATAACTAACAATAAAAAGGAGATTATAAAAATGGAAAAATTAAATTTAGAATATTTTGAGAGATATGCCGAGGAGCGTAGGATTATAAATGAAGCTACTTCAGAATCACTAAACAAGGAAATATACACCGAGTTTGGTAATCTATTTGCTCATTTATCTGATGCTTTTTCTATGCAAGCTAAGAAAGGTTCGGCTGATGGTGCTGGTAATGTTTCAGACTTCTTGAGAAAGGCTGAAGTATCTATTCAAAAGGTAAAGGATAAAGTAAAGGCTTCTTCAAGGATTAAGGGTGGAGAAAGATTCCCAGGAGAGACTAAAAAGATTCTTGGTGAGATTTCAAACTCTTTAGATAAGATTTCTGAACGTATCACTAATAACATCGTCCCAGGTATTTTCGTAGGACTACCACAAGCTCCAGAAGAAGAAACTACTGACGAACTTGACTTTGATGCTGATACCGAAGTTGCACCCGAAGAAGTAAAAGAAGAAAGCGTAAAGACTAAGAAGACACGTAAGAAAATCTTCTAAGCTATTTTAACAAAGGATAAATATGAGGGAGAGGATTCATTTCTTCTCCCTTTTTATTTTTGAGCAAGTGTAGGTAAAAAATGCGAACTATTATAATTAAAAAAGAAAACGAAGTATATCTCAAATTAGAACTTGACAGAGCACAAGCATTAGAATTAAGTAGTTTTATGTCTAAGAAGGCTGATAATTATTTGTTTTCGCCTGCCTATCGTTGTGGAAGATGGGATGGCTCTATATACTACTTCAATAAACTGACAAATGAATTACCAATAGGTTTACTTCCACAACTTGTTTCTTTCTGTGAGAAGTTTCGTTATACTTTCAAATTTGATTTTGATTATACTACACTTGGTGATAATATTAAAGAAGAAACATTAGAACAAGTATATGATTATCTTTTCCCACCAACTCAAGATATGACACCAAGATATTATCAGAAAGAATCTATTATTGCTGCTCTTAATAATAAAAGAGGTATAGCCAGATTGAGCGTTGGTGCCGGAAAAAGTTTAATTCAGTATATTTTAATTAGATACTTACTGGCTAAAAATAAAAAGATTTTGATGATTGTTCCTTCTGTTTCTTTGGTAGAACAAATGTATTCTGATTTTAAAGATTATGGATGGGAAGATGAGAAAGATTTTGTAGATAAACTTTATAGTGGACAAGAACTTACAGGAAAACCAGTTCTTATTTCTACATATCAAAGTTTAGCAAAGAAGTCTCCAGAGTTTTTTAATAAGTTTGATGCTGTAATAGTTGATGAAGTACATTCTGCAAAAGCAATAAGTATCCAACAGATATTAAAACATTGTAAAAATGCTGAATATAGAATTGGGTTAACAGGAACTTTACCTTCTAATGATGCTGATAAATGGACATTGTTTGGTTTCATAGGCCCAGTTATCTACGACCTATCTTCTAAAGAACTTATAGACCAAGGTATTCTTTCTCAAATAAGTATCAATAATCTAATTCTAAAGTATCCTAACTCTATGTTGAAGTCAAGAATAGATTATCAACAAGAAGTAAAAGATATTATAGATTACAAGAATAGAAATAAAGCATTAGACTATATTATTGAAAATTCTGATAAGTCACATAATACTTTAATACTCGTACAAAGAATAGAGCATTTGAAAGAAGTAAGAGAATATCTACAAACAAAATATAGTGAATATACTGTTTATGATATCTATGGTGATACTGAAGCAAGTCATAGAGAAAAGATTAGAAAAGAAATAGAATTAAAAGGCTCAGTATTATTAGTAGCAACATTTTCTACTCTAAGTCAAGGTGTAAATATCAAAAGACTTCATAACATTGTATTCTTCTCTTCTTATAAGTCTGAAATAAAAATCATTCAATCTATAGGAAGAGGTCTAAGAAAACATGATACTAAAGAGAAAATGATTCTATGGGATTGTGTAGATGACCTAAGATATAGAGATGGAAATAAAATGATTAAGAACTATGCCTATAAACATTGGACTAATAGAAAATCATATTACGAAGAACAAGGCTTTAGTTACACGGATATAAGTATAAATATTTGAAAAAAGAGGATAATGATGAACGTAGAAAAAGTACAAAATATTATAACTTGGTTGGCTAAATCCGGAGATAAAGAAACACTATCTAAAGTAGCTCAACTATTAATTGAAGTTGGTAATTATAAAGGAAAAAGTGAGACTAAAGAAGTTGTAAAAACTCCTAAAAATGTAAATGAATCTATCTCACACGCATCTTCATTACTAGATGGTTCTCCCTCATCTTATACTATCTTCAAACCAAAAGAACCAAGTTATGAAAGAAGTAGTGCTCCATCTTTTGCTGATCCTACTGCTATACTTTCTCAATATGTACAACCAGAACACTCTTATACTCCTCCTATGTCTAGCGATATTCCGTATGAAGGTGGTAGTAGAATTTTGGCTAATAATAAAGAAATGACAAGCCATGCTGATATGCTACTTTAATTAGGTTTCATAAATACCAATATAAGAAGGGTAATTATCTATGCTTAACATGAATCCTATGAGTGGTGCTTTTTTAAGAAGCCGAAACAAAACCGAAGAAGAGATCGAATACCAAACAGTAAAGAACTCTCAAGGTGTATCACAAGAAGAGATGGCGTTAATAGATGCTTCTTCTAATGTACATGGTGGAATGTCTAACAATGGAATGAGTGGAAACTTCTCATCCATTCAAACAGCATTTAGATTAATCTTTGCCAACAAGTCTCAAAAGATTCTAACATATAGAGAGATGTCATTCTTCCCTGAGATTGTAGATGCTTTGAATACTATTTGTGATGAAGCTATGACACCTGATGAAAAGGGTAATTATATAAAGCTTAACATTAATAAAGAGCTACCATTAAGAGAGCAAAAGCATATTCAAAAGACATTCGACTATATTGTAAATGATGTAGTTAAAGTTCGTCATCGTGGTTGGGAATTATTTAGGACATGGTTAGTAGAGTCAGAGCTATTCTTAGAAAAGATTATTAATGACAAGGGAACTAAGATTATTGGTATTAAGATGTTACCAGCCTCTTCAACATATCCTATCTATGAAGGTACTATTATTAAGAAGTATGCTCAAACAACCAAGAGAGTAAATTCTTATAACGCAAGAGTTTTAGAAAGTGCCGAAACTTATTTTGAACCTGAGCAAGTATGTTATGTAAACTTTGGACAATATGGAGCTAATCTTTTAGATGTTCGTGGATACTTAGAGCCTTCAATTAGAACATGGAACCAATTAAAGAACTTAGAAGATAGTTTAATTATCTATAGATTAGTAAGAGCACCGGAACGTAGACTTTGGAACGTAGAAGCTGGAAGACTACCACCTGGAAAGTCTGAAGAGTTCTTGAAGCAACAAATAGCAAGATATAGAAAAGAGTTTACAATTAATTCTGATGGAACTATAGATTCACAAAAACTATTCCAAGCACTTACTCATGATTATTGGTTCATCAAGAGAGAAGGTCAAGGAACAGAAGTAACAAACTTACAATCTGGAATTAACCTTGGAGAGATTGATGATGTTAATTACTTCCTAAGAAAGATGTATAAGACTCTTCAAATTCCAAGAAGTCGTTGGGAAGATACTATGAATACAGTTGCTACTAATATGGCACCTGGTGAACTTACAAGAGAAGAAGTAAAGTTCTCAAGATTTATAGGAAGACTTCGTGATAGATTTAAGAAGATTTTTATAGACCTTCTTGTTACTCAATTAAGACTTTCAAATCAAATAGATCAAAAGTATACTAAAGAATCTATTTTCGATATTGAGTTTTGTGAAGAGAATGTATTTGCTGAACAAAAGAGATTGATGAACTTAAAGTCTAAATTTGAAGTCTTTAGTTCTTATTCCGCTGATATTGTTGGTGTTGATAATCCAGGAGGAAAGTTTAGTAAGAGATATGCTATGACTAAATTCTTTGGATGGACTGAAGAAGAATATCAATTAAACGAAGAATGGATTAAAGAAGAAAATCTCGCTAATGAACAAAGTGGTGCTCAAGCTGTAGAAGGGGGCGAAACTCCAGAACCCGAAACACCGAGCGTACCAGGAGGAGAACAAACTTTAGGAACAGCAAGACAAGAAGGTGGAGCAGAAGAAGAACCTAGTGAAAATCCTCCTCTAAATGATAAGAATGAAAAGGGAGAGGAAAGTCAAGCTAAGGGTGAAACTGATTTCGCAATGCCATAAAAAGATTGTAAAGTGATTATTAAAAAGCTATTCTTAACCGGATAGCTTTTCTTTTTATAAATAATTAATGAATAACCCGTGGAGCTAAAATGGATTACTTAAAAGAGTTTGCTGAAGAATTATTAGAACTTCGTAAGATTGATAAAGAGTTAGAAAAAGGACCAATCAATCATAAGGGAGAACAATATAGAAGTGTAAATAAAGAAGAAGGAAGAGGAAAAACATATCCTCATGGTGTACAAGGTTCTAAATATTTCTTCGTTAAAGGTGAAGATCAATTCAAACTCGCATCTGAATTTTTCTCAACCACACTAACAAAACTAATGAAGGAATATAAAGATGGTAAACTTTCTGAGAACGAATGTAGAAAAGCAATTCTAACAAAGATTACATTAGCTGGCGATGCTTTTGAAAAGGAACTAAAAGAGAAAGGAATTGATACTTCTGATATTTCCGTACAAATGCTTCAAAAGAATATTTACTTCCTAACCGATACTATCTTTGAAATCATCACCGGAAAGAAGAAAGAAGTTCAACACCTTTTTGATGAAGTTCTAGCTATGGCTGATGAACTAAGAAAGTACAAGAGGACAAGTGCTACCGCTAAAACTATCTTTGATACTTTTGTAAAACACTTTAAGATTGTAGATAAGCTTATTGATATGGTTTTAGATAAAGGTGGAAGAGAAGTAGTGAACGCAATTAAAGAATACGAAGCAAGAGAAGATTAAACAAAAGCCCACTCTAAAAGGTGGGTTTCTTTTTGACTATAAATATCTCCATGACAAGCATACAATACATCAAAAATCTAAATCTAATTCAAGCAATAGTTCTAAACAATCCGGTTAAGACTTCTATAAAATCATTAAAGATTGTAGAAGAGGTAAAAGAAGAAGTATATATCCCTAGCTTCATGACAAGTATAAATATTAGAAAAAGAGGTATCTAACATGAAATTTAACGAAGTCGATATTATAAACACTTTAGCGTTCTATATACAAGATAAACGAAATGTAAGTTTTTCTACAACAAAAATAACAAACATTATTGAAGATTGGGAACTTGATTCGAATACAAAACGTGAAATTGTACATACTTATTCTGATGTTATAAATTTGTTCTTAGGGAAAAAAATGCCTTTATATTATGATATAGATGAAAGTAAAAAAATTATATCAAAGAACAAAGACCTAATAATAAAGCTTGTTAAATTTTTTGAAGAATATGGAGCGCCTAATGGTGACGGGTTCTTTTTCATTATGCCAATTTATTCATATTTGACTAATTTATTTACAAAAAAAATATATGTAGATAATTATGAGGATGGTATAGATTTTTACTTATCTACAAAAGATAAAAATTCATATGAAGAATTAGTAAATCAAATAGTAAAATATAGAATGTTTTACGTTTTTCCATTTTATAAAAAAGAAGATCAAGAGAAATTTAAAAATCAATACTCTAAAGAATACACTATAGCAAAATTTCATATAGAGAATAATCCTATAATGAAATATGTCAAAGAATGTGTTAGTAACTATGAGCGCGAATTAAAAGAATCAATTACACATTCTCAAGCAAACTATCTTCTTTCATAAATATTTCATAAAGGATAACCTATGCCAACACCATTAATGAAAAGTTTAGCAAAAGAATCAAACAAGAAACCAAAGACTGTAGAAAAACTATGGGCTAAGGCTGAAAAAATTGTAAAGAAGAAATATGATATTGATGATTCTTCTTCCCGCTATTGGTCTCTTGTTGTTGGAGTAACTAAAAACATTCTAGGATTGGCAAAAGAAATTAAAGAAGATGGAGAAATCACAACCACAAATATGGGTTCTAATAATGGTCAAGGTGCTGTTTTTGCTGATAGATTAGGAACACCACAAAAAAGAGTATTACACGGTGACATCCTTCCTGTAGAAAAAGAAACTAAAGTTAAAAAATCTAAAGACTATGATAAGCTTGTAAAAAAGATTGTAAAGAAGGTTAATGAAAAAGCTCTAAAGGAAAGTCTTGATGATATTATGTCCGATGCTTTAGAATACTACTCTACAAAATATAACTCTCCAGAAGATATTTTTGAAAACGCATTTTCTAATATATCTAAAAGACTAGGATTAGAAGAAGATATCTTTTCATAAATACCTACATGATTGATATTTATACCGCTTTACACGACCCAAATCTTTTCTTAGAAACATATACAGCAATTCCAAATACTACACAAATAGTAAATTCTCCTTCTAAGACAAATTGTAACTATCTTCAAACAAAACAAAAGATATCTACAATCAATACTATTCATAACAACACACATACTATAATTTCAAATGGAAGACAAGTAGGAATCACAACTCTTGTCTCTCTTTATATCATCTACTTCTGTCTAACAAATACTAATAAGACAATCTTAATATATAATAAAAATATAAACGCTTATCACCACATCCTACTACATACTTTAAACAATCTTAACTTCGTACACTCTTATAATTTTAACTACACATCTACTTCAAAATCAAAAATAGAAGTAAACTCTAATAAAATTATAATAGCTAATAATGTAAATGATATAAAAGGATATGGTATAAGTCTTGCCTATCTTGATGATTTCGCCTTCTGTAAAAATGATGTAGATATAATTACAAACATACTACCAACCATAAGCTTCACACAAGGCAAAATTATAATCTCATCAACCCCTTCTAATCACGACTCCCTCTTTAATAAAATATACTTACAATCTAACCATTTCAAAAAAATTCAATTTCCTAACAAGACTACTAACTTCAAAAATATGATGAATAATATGCTAGACGTTGAAGAATATAAAATGATGGTAGATGCTAAAGTATTCCCTCTAACACCTTTTCAAAATAATATAATGAAGAAGCCATAAATACTATCATAAACAATGGAGATTATATCATGGCTAAAATCGTAGAACTAGTACAAGCTGGTAAATATGATGAACTAAAAGATGTTCTAGAAGAAAAGCTTGCTACTAAAATTGCTCAAAAAATCGAAGAAAAGAAAATTAATTTTATCGAAGCTGTAAAGAAAGGTAAACTTCAAAAGAAAAAATGCTCTACCTCTTCTTCCTCTACCTCTACTAAAACTAAAGGAGAGTAAAGTATGGCAGAAAGATATAAACTATTAATTGAAAATGTTGATAGGGATAGTGTGGAATATCTTGTCGAGGGTAAATCTGAAGCTGAAAAAACTTACCGTATTAAAGGTGCGTTTATGGAAGCTGAAAGAAAAAATAGAAATGGGAGAATATATCCTAAGTCTGTTTTAGAAAAAGAAGTTACCAGATATTGTAATGAAGAAATAGCACAAGGTCTTTCATATTCTTCAACAGACCACCCAACCACTCCCACAGTAATGTTAAAAGATGCTTCTCATATAATTGAATCTTTAACTTGGTCTGGAAATGTTGTAAATGGTGTTGCTAAAGTTCTTTCTACTCCTTCTGGACAAATATTAAAATGTCTGATGAATGATAAGCTAAATTTTGGCGTGAGTTCAAGATCTTTGGGTAGTTTAAATAATGGTTATGTTTCTGAAAATCTTAGACTATTAGCAGTAGATGCTGTAGCAAATGCCAGTAGCTATTCCTCTACAGTTGTTGAATCTATTGTAGAGAATTTCGATTTCATCATTCAAGGTAATCAATATGTTGCCGTGGCTGTAGAAAATTTCAAAGAAGATTTATCTAAACATGGAACTAAATCTCTATACCAAGATCTCGACAAATTCCTAAAAGCTCTAAAGAATAAAATCTAAACAACAATAAATAACTACATACAACCCCAAGTCTTTTTTGATTTGGGGTTTTTCTATAAAGGTAAAAATATGAAAAGACAAAAACGACAATTCACTATGGGTATATATAAAATAACAAATACTAAAAATGGAAAGATATACATAGGACAAGGTAAGAATGTTTACGCAAGAATACATAGACATTTGAATGGTAATGGTAGTGTTGTAATTAGAGACGCATTGAAAGGAAAATATAAAAGGTCTGATTTTGTTTGGGAAGTATTAATTTTTTGTGAACAAGATATGCTTGATTATTATGAAACTAAATTTATAGAATATTATGATTGTGTAACTCCTAAAGGAATGAATATAGAATTGGGCGGATGTGAAAATAAATTGATGGGTAAAGAAGCGAAAGAAAGATTAAAGACGCAAATGTTAGGAAAAAGACATACTGATGATACTGTAGATTTGTGTATTATTAAAGGATTGACAACTAAAAATTCTACAGCAACAAAAGTAAAAGACAATCAAGGTAGAGTTTGGGCTTCTATTGGTGATTGTTCTTTTGAATTAAATATAAAACATTTGAATGTATATCTCCAAGGAAGAAGAAAACCACCACAAGAAGTTATAGATTTAGATATATGTTACGCTGATGAAAACGATACAATAACACAATTTCCATATGAAGGGTTATCTATAGAAGAAATTAAAGAAAGAAGAAATAAAAAGTTTGTAGAGAAAGGAGCTAAACCTATAATATCAAAAGACGGAAAGATGTGGATTGGTGCTAATAGTTGTAGTAGAGATTTATTTAATTTGCAAGCTTCTAATACTTTGGTTTCTTTCCTATTAGGTCAACCTGTTTCTGAATATTATAAAGAAATGTATAGTCACCATAATTTAAGATTTATGACGAAGGAAGAAATAGAAGAAAATACTGAAGAACTATTATCACAAAGAAACAAGTCTACAAAAATGGTTAGAGATAATAAAGGAAACATCTACAAGTCTATAAAAGAATGTAGTGAAAAACTAGACATTCCTCATTTGGGTTTGTATTTTTCGGGAACATATCCTTGGCCAGATAATTACAAAGCTCATGGATTGGAAATAATATCTAAAGAAGAACAAAAATTATTAAAACCAAAATTAGAAAAAGTAGAACGAACAAAATATATAGATAAGCAAACTGGAAAAATATATAAGACTTGGAAAGAAGTAAAAAATGAATTTAATCTTCCACATGGTTTGCAAGAAAGATTTAGAACTAATATTTGGATTGAAAAATATTATTGGGTAAGAGATAGATTTTGTTATTTAGAAGATTATAAAGAACAAACTATAAAACCAACCAAATCTTCTAAAATAGATTTACTCTTCTAATAATTTCTAAATACTGACATGAAAGAATAACCCACCATCCAATCCTTTATTACATTGGGTAAGAGAAACCACTAATTCTGAAACAAGAAAATAAAAATTCACAATCAATAAATACTATTATATCACAAGGAGAAGAATAATGCTTGATAAATTTAAGGAAAGTCTAAGTGCCGAAGAGTATGCCACTTTAGAAGAATCCATCAAGACCCTAATCGAAGACAAAGCCAAGATTCGTGCTGAAGCCCTAATCGAAGCTGAAAAAATCCGTCTTGAAGAAATGGCTGATGAGTTCCTAGAGCTAGAACTAAAGGAACGTCTTGATGAAGCTAAGGCCACTCTCGAAGCTGAATACGAAACCAAAACCCAATCTTTCAAAGAAGCTGCTCTGGAAAAACTACAAGAACATGCTGACTCCTATGTCGCTACTGTTCTCGCTGAAAAACTAGAAGCCAAAACTCTAGAACTTGATGAAGCTTTTGATGCTAAAGTCGAAGCCCTTGAAGAGTCTGTTCTTGATAACCTCGATCGCTTCCTAGAACTTGAAATCACTTCTAATATCTCTGATAGTCTTCTTGAGTCTATCGCTATTAACCAAGCTTTCAAGCCTATTGTAGAAGGTATCCAAGGTCTATTCGAGTCTCACTACGTTGCTATTGATACTGATGGCTCGGAAAAGGTTGAAGCTCTTGAAACTAAGGTTAAGACTCTTGAAACCAAACTCGATGAATCTTATGAACACAAAATGGTTCTTAATGAAAAAGTCGATACCCTAAAGGCTGGACTACTAATTGCTACTAAGTGCGATGGTCTAACTGCTACTCAAAAAGATCGCGTCATCACCATGTTTGAAGGTAAGTCTTTTGATGAAGTAAAAGCTAAGATCGACACATTTGTACAAGTTCTTGAAGAAAAAGAAACCTTCGAACGTGAAGAAGTTGAAACCATTAATGAAGATGTTTTCTCTGCCTCTTTTGAAGAAGATAAAGATGTCGAAACTCTAAACGAATCTGAAGAAGTTGAAGTTAAAGATAATTTCAAATTCACCCTAACTGAAGAACTACTCGAGGAACGATAATAAACTGAGAAAAAAAGTTTATTAAGTAATATAAATAATTATATCATTTAAGGAGATATTAAAATGGAAAGATTTGATCGTAAAGCTGCTTATGAAAAGTGGATGAACATGAAG